TTGAGCCTTTATCTGCAAATACATAATTGTTTAGCTCTTTAGCTATGTTCGTACTCTCAGGAGTTATTATAAGCTCATAGTCTTGCATACGAGTTATACCACTTTCTATAGTTCCTTTCTTTACAGGTTTAATGTTAACCCCTAAGTGTCTAAGGTCTGCTATTAGTCTTGGTTCTGCACTATCGGCGATAATAAGCTTGTCACTTACTTTGTCTAATATAATTTGTGCCAACTCATTAGACTTTAAACCATTCCTGTAGATATGTTCTTTAAGATATATCTTATGTTTCTTCTTGTCTATAGCCACTTCAGTAAGGCTGTCAGGGTCTACACTAAAACCAAAATCCATTCCACAAGAGGTCTGTAAGCCATCAGGGTTGAACTCGCCTATGCTCCAATTGGTGAACACGACACCATCCGCCTTGTCTAACCATCCTCCTAGAATTTTATGCTGATACTTTTTAAAGTTCCTATGCTTTATGCTCTTAATACGCTCTAGGAAGCTCTGTGATAGATTATCTTTGTTATCCCTGTAGTTAGTATGTATATAGCATACATTGTCTTTAACGCCATTAAAACCACCTTCTACTCCTTTCTCCTCAAAGAACCTTTTATAAATCCAATGCTCTTTTGTAACAGGGTTTAATATTAATACTACTCTATTGTGTATGTTCTTTTCTCTTATACTTAAATCAATAGTGTCGAATATATTCTCATCTATTAATTCTTCTGCCTCATCTAATACCCAAGTTGATATTCCCTGCAAAGACTTTAGGCTAGCAGTTTGATTTCCTGCTGATGTCTTAATACCTCTAAATAAAATGTCTGACTGATTGCTTGTATTTACTACCTCTGCTTTATTAATACTAAATACTTTATCAAACCCTAGCAGCCCTATCTTTTCTAAGAACTCAGGTATAATTGATAAGTGAGCTGATGTCATAGTATAACGAGTAAAGAGTATTCGTATTCCTTTAGTCATTGTAAGTAAAGTAAGAAAGACTGTGACGGCAAAAGACTTGCCTGAACCCCTACCACCTGTTATAATAAAGTAACGAGCATCAGATGAAAATAATGGATTGTATTTCTTATTCAGTATCAGTTTCAACAAATGTTATTACAGGCATATTAATTGCTTTATCACCTGATGTTATATCAACTCTGTTTGTTTCATTCCAACCAAGTCTAGTCTTAGCAGCGTGTATTACAACTGAAGGCACTTTGTCTTTTACACATTCATAATACTTAGACTTAATAAAGTCCTGTTGTATGTTTTCTATTTCTTCAACCTGAGCTTTAAATTCTTCATCTTCTTTTAACCACTTGTAAAAGTTTGTTCTTGATAAGTCTGTTGACTTTAAAGCTGTAGTTATTACTCCTAAAGAACTTTCTAAAGCTTTAAGTAATCTCTCTTTGTTTATCTTTGTTCTATTTTGTTCCATTCTTTATTGCTTTTTGTCCTGTAAATTGTTCCCATCTTTCTATTATAACATCACAATACTTTTCATCTAATTCAATACCATAACATTTTTTATCACATTGTTGAGCTGCTATTAATGTTGAACCACTTCCTAAAAAACCATCATAAATTATATCTCCTTTAATATGGTCTTTTATTATTTCAGTTAAAGTGCGTAAAGGTTTTTGTGTTGGGTGTACTCTTTTACCACTTTCGCCTTCTCTTATCATTCCGTTCCATAGTTGGTCATAAATTCTTATAGGAGTATGAAAACTGCACCAAGCCATTTCTCCATCTGCAAATGTATTTCTTATATCTGTATTTGCTCTTTTATTCCAAACTAACCAACCATCACTAAAAGGTAAAAAGTCAGTAAAATAATTACCCCCCCAAATAATGAATTTATCCATACCTAAAGAAATACAAGTGTTATAAAATTCTTGTGCTGTTTTTGTTGTATCATCAGCAATAACCTCTGAATACTTTCCTTTCTTAGCAATACCAAAATCAGCTCCTACCTTTTCATTTTTAACTACACTAATACCATAAGGAGGGTCTGTAAATACGGTATCAGCTTTTTCTCCATTCATTAGTTTAGCAACATCATCTGAGCTTGTGCTATCACCACACATAAGTCTGTGTTCTCCTAGTTGCCAAATATCACCTCTCTTTACTTTGCTTTCTTTTACTTCAGGTATTTCATCATCTTCTATTAGTCCTGCTTCAGCTATTTTATCATCTTCATTTTCCCATACATCTAAACCCCATTCGGCTAGTTGAACGCTATCCCATTCATTAGCCAACATATCCCATTCCCATTCTCCAAAGCCTACATTGTCTTTAACGATAAACTCTTTCTTTTGTTCTTCAGTAAGCCCTTCTGCTACTTCTATCCACACTTCTTTAAGACCTGCGTCTTTACTTGCCTTTAATCTCATATTACCACCAAGCACCATCATATCTTCATCAACTACAATAGGTCTTAGCTTTAACATCTCAGGGAACTCTTGTATTGACTTTACTAGCTTTTTAAACTTATCGTTCTTAATAATTCTAGGATTGTTAGGATTTCCCTTTACTTTACTTATCTTAACTTGTTGTTTCATAATGTAGTATCTTAGTATATAATAGAATTTTTATTAATTTATTTAGTAGTCCTCATTTACTCCTCTAGTTCCTATTAAAGTTTCCTTTGCTCCTTCCCATAGTTTATCTCTTTGTTTACTTAAACTAGGTTCAGTTCTTTTTAAGTTAGGTATTCCATCTGTTGGTTTGCTATCCATCCATTTTCCGCAACTACACTTTGCTTCTTTGCATACCCATTTTTTATCTCTTAATACTATTGTAGCTTTCCCAACTTGTTTTTCTTCTTTCCCACATTCACAACTATATAGTGTCATAAAATACTTTTAGTTTATATAAATTCCTAAGATTAAAATTATTACAATAATAAATATATATAATAAAAATGTTTTAGCTTGCAGTTTCATTATGTATTCTTTCTAATTCAAAGTGTAAGTGATTAATTGCTTTTTGTATATCTTGTTCAGCAGGATTGCCTTCCTTTTTACCTGCTCTTAATAAATAACTGATTGCAGTTCCTAAGTTATAGCTATCAGGTTGAAAGTCCTCAACTACTTTTCTTGCTGAGTAACCATACTTCTTTCCTGAATAGTAACTTGGTTCAGGTGTTTCTTTATAGTCTAAGTCTATTGGTGCCATATTTTCTAGGTTTTTAATTAGTTTTTCGTTCTGTGTCATTATTTAATAGTTTTAATAATTGGTGAGGTGTGTATATTCTAGCATCACCTGCATAGTTTTCAAAGATACAAGTAAAGTTATCTTGCTCCCAAGTCCAAAGACTTCTGACATTTTTTTTAATATGGTTGTTCAACACCCATTTAATTGATTTGTAAGTTCTATTTGTATTCATTATATAGTTTTTTTATTCCATCAAAACAGGTTGATATACAAGAACCGCAATTTGTTCCTGTCTGATAGTTTGTGTTAAATATAGTGTTATATGTTTCAATCATTCTTTTTTTAGCTGCTTGATCTTTTGCTCTACCTGTTTTTAAGTCTTTCCACATATCTAATATTTCATCTACTATTTCCTGTGGTAAACTTTCAGGAGTTTCTATCTCTGTTGTCTTTTGCCATTTCTTCTGACTGCATTCCATTGGAGCAAGTCTTGCCTTTATTTTCATAAAACAACCGCAATCTTTGCAAGTTCCTGTAGGTTTAAAATAATAAACGCAACTCTTACAAATAGTTATTCTATCTTCATAGACTTCGTTAGGTACAAAAAACCTATTCATTCAATTCTTTTTTAAGTATTTCTCTTACTTTATCTATTGTAGTAAAAAGACTGTTCCTACTTATCCCTGTCTTACTAGCCAAGCTGTCAAGTGTTTCTCCGGAGTAATAAAGTTCAAATACTTTCTTATCGTACCAAGTTTGCTTGTCTAACACTTGATCAATTTCTTCTAGCTTAGTCCATTTGTACTCTTCTATACTTTCAGGAATATTGTAAATGTCATTGTTTCTCACATTAGTATAATCAGTTACATAAGGTTCTTGTATATGAGTGTAGTATTTTTTATACTTATAATAAAACGGACTTCTTACACTTGTCAAGCTTCTTCTGAGTACTACTGCGCCGTATCTGATTAATCCATCTTGTCCGTCTTTCTCCCAAATACCTTTTAGAGTATCAGGGTTCATCTGTAAATAGTAAAGCATAAGCTCCTGTACAGCATCATTTATAGCTTCTTCATCTTGCGTAAGTCCATAACACATCTCCTTAAACTTAGAGCTTAAATTTGAAATTTCTTGATAGATTTTATTCATGCTCCACTTTTAAGTTATCAATCTTATTTGCAACCTCATGTACTAAATCCTCTAATATAATTTTATAGCTCCTTATTATAGGTGAGTTTCCTTTTGTTTCTAACCCTGATAAAAAACCATTTGTTGCGACTGATAAATTTATAGGTATAATCATTAGCCAATCGTAATAGTTGTTTCCTTTTGCATTTTTTCCATATCCGTTATGATATTCTATAACAGTATCTACTACATCTAAATAATTATTGTATCTTGCTTTTGTGCTTACGTCTTTTGAAAACTCTCGGCACATCATTAAATATGTTTCTATGATTTGCTTATGTTCTTCACTTGCGTAAATTGGCTCTACCATACGCCAAACTTAATAAAAAAGTTTACTCAATTCCTTTTTCTTTTTTTAACTTTTCAACAAGAGTTTTGTAATAACTTATCTTTTCTTCATATTCAACACGACTTATCTTTAAAGTTGTTTTAGCTAAGTATTGTAATTCTTTCGCTTTGCCTTCACCATACTTTCCGTCTAACGCTAGACTGAATTTATACTGCTCTCCCCAAGAATAGACGTTGCATTTCACGCACTGAACCTGACAATTTTCTTCATCAAAGCGAGTTGACAAATGTTTCCTGCTTTGAAAGTGTCCGTTTTGCATTCCATCTTTTTTATAATGACCTACCTTACCACAAGTTATGCACTGACACATTCCGTATTCGTTTGCTGAACGCAACCTAATGTATAGACTAAACCATTTGTCAAGTTCTTTTTTTAATTTACTAACTGTCTTCTTCATAGTTCTTTGCAAAATACTTTTGTGTTAGTTTGTTTTTCTATATTCCAATTATCAACTTCTTTATGTGTATTAAACCATATTCTAGCTGAAGCTGTACTAGGACTTATTCTATCTAATAATTGTACAAACATATATTCTGTTACTAATTTTTTAGGGTTAGTATGTGAATTATAGTTTACCATTAAATACTTTGCATAGTGTGGTATGTACTTTACATCTATTTTCCTTTCATCTATAAATATATCAGCTTCAACTTCAGGCTCAGTACCTAATATACTTAATGCTTTAAAGTCATCACCAATAGCAGTAAAATAGTGTTGAGCAATTAACTCAGCTAAAACTCCCTGTACATTATATTGTTTAGTCTTATCACCTACATAATAATCTTTATCCTTATAATTTTTGTGCATACCTTTGGTTCTGTCTGAAGATATGTCTTTAGCTATACGGTGCAAGATGTAAGGGTAAGTGATTTCTCTCATAATTAGTCTTCAAACTTAGAACAAAATATAGCTTCTAAAATACAAAGTAGAATTATTATTCCCCATACTATTGTTAATATCTTCATCTTAATAGTTTTACAGGTTCTTGATAAAATGGAACTTTTTCTTTTGGCATACCTAATTCCCTTACTTGATGTTCAGCATCATCTACTACTAATTTGTGAGCATACACCCACTTGTAAAAGGTTCTTATATTTAAAAAGGGTTCGTCTTTGCTAAACCTTACACCCTGTCTAAATGCGTCTTGAACTTGGTTAAAAGTCATATTTCCAAAACGCTTTTCAATTTTTAAGTCTTCAGCAAATGACCTACTAAGCTGTGCTAAAGTTTTGCCGTCTGTATTATGACCTATTTCTATTTTAGTTTTAGTAAGCAAATCATAAACCTTTTGTATAAGCTCCTCTAAATTTTCTTGTTTTAATGGTTTCATAAATATTCTTTTCCTTTTAAGTATTCATTTAATTGCATATCTATTTTAGACATTGTTTTTGGTTTCTTTGCTTCTCTTTTCTCCCACGTGATGATTGCTTGTTTCCAATTTTTCATTTTATTACTTCCAACCATCCAACCTTTTGAAGCATAAAAAGCAATAAAAGCTTCAGGATCTATATTATTATTCCTTTCTAAACAATAATTATTTACTTCATCAAAAGTAGGTTTTTTAAAGAACGCCTTTTTATTACTATCTGTAAGATTAGTATTATTTATATTTATATTAGTATTATCTGTA